CATCATCGGTAGCATAGAGAGTGTGAGGTGCGATGATAATTTGTTGGTCAATTACTTCATCAAAGATATAAGTAATCGTATTGGGGCAAAAAGTGTCATCACCACCAAACCCCAAAAAATCACCTTGAGCAATCCCATCGTATGCAGGAAGGCAATCAAAACACCTGTGTAAAATATCAGCAACAACGCCAGTATGATTGCGATCAATATCAGAATGCGTTTCATTGATCTTGATCTTTACTTTGTTGAATACAGATTTAGTGCCTACAAAGAAATTACCGGTCGCAGGATTCTTGCCCCACACAATAGCAGGTGCGCCATCCATCTTTACAGACAAGAAAGAGGATTGCTCTACAAACCAATCAAGTACTGTCAAATCACCAGTCAGAATAGAATCTTCTGGGTGCTCAAGGTGCTTGTTTTGCATGTTAGTGGTCATCATACTACTGGGACAATTTAGATGTTTCAGTTTTTGATATGCTCAAGAGTTTCAAGAATACTTGTCATACAAGAACGTGAATATCCTGTAGCATAAGGATAACTATGCTCAGTATCATTGAGAGTACTATCTACATTATGGCAGATAGCAATACTATCTTTGAGACTTTCAATCATAAGGTCAATGATGTATTCATCAACTTCAAAGGTTTTTTTCATAAAATCGTGTGCTTACACCCTTAGGACATTTTAGAGGTTTCAGTTGTCATCATCCAGGATTGTAAGAATATTGTTTGTCAATGGTGTGATTCTTTGCTCACACATAGAGTGATATTGCTCATCAATCTCAAACCCAATAAATTTACGATCCTCCTCAATACAGACCTGAGCAGTGGTGCCAGACCCCATGAATGGATCGATGACAACATCACCAACGTCTGACCATGTTTTGATGTGACCCCGTGCTAATTCCTCAGGCATTGTAGCAGGATGCTTATAACTTGCCTTGGATGATTGACCAAACCCACCACTATTCTTGATCTTCCAGATATTATTTCTCACACCCCATTCTCTGATCTCATTACTCTTCTTGCCGGGATCATTGAATGTGCCGTCTTTCTTACGGGTGACAGCATTACCAAATGATGTATATCCTGCCCACTTATTCTTCTTGTCCTGAATGAGATTGATCGTCTTTGGTTTTCCCTTGGACAGTATGAAACAATACTCAAAGATCTGAGTATATCTCACACTCTTAGGACCAGATGCGAATGCTGTGCCTGTTTTTTCATAGATCATGGTGTCATGAAGACGAAAATCATGAGCATCCATAAAATGAAGGCATTGACGAAAACTACTGCCAGTTTCACTTCCACCAATCGTTGCATCATTGACATTCCACATGATAACTCCACCAGGTTTTAGCACCCGTGAGAGACCAGCAGCAACCTCTTTGAAGACGTTAAAGTCCCATTTACTGCTGTCATTGTACGTCCTTAGGTCATCATAAGGAGGGGAAGTGACGCAGAGATCAACACTCTCTGCATCCATCTGTTGCATCCCTTCGATGCAACTCATCAGGTAAATTTTGTTTAGATCAAGCATCAAGAGTTTCGTAAACAGAGTGGAGGAATTTCTTAGCAGGGCGGATGTTGCCATAGACAACTTCAACTTTGTTGGCATCCCCAACAAGCACTTTCAAAGAAGAAAATCCATTGTTGTTGTTACCAGTCTTGGTGACAGTATCATCCCAACCACTACCCTCAGACAGAGCAGGGACATCAATCAATGCAGCAAAACAAGACGTGAAGATGTTACCGACATTCTGAAGTTTCATCACAAAGTGGACATAATCCTTGACTTTGCTGTGGTTGTTACCAGTAGCAAAAGAGTCAGTGGACTCCATCAATGACATCTTATCTTCAATCTTAGATTCAATCTCTATACCATTTTCAGTGTAATTGATCTGAGTATCGTATCCATCAGCATTGACAAATTGATAATCAATGTTGAGTTTCTTAGCAGCACGTTTGAAAGCAATCGGTTGCACATGCGAAAGAAACTTAGTCTTCTCAACAGTGCTTCCCATGCCATCAAGATCCTTGTCGATCACGCTGAGCATCTGGGTGAGAATACTGGTCATCTCATTGAGAGCAACCGGAATCAAGCGACGATAAACAGAAGCAAGGGGGGAAAGGGTTTGATCCACGACGGAACTGTCTTTGAGTATCATACGATCAGTATAAAAGAAAAGGAGCAATCTGTCAAGACTTACCCCTAGGACATTTTACAGGTTTCAGTTACTATTTGTTAAAGTCAGACTCCAGGGTCATAATGTGATGCTGGTTTCTTTTTACCCTTCTGAATGTCTCTAACTAATCTCTCTCCTGCTCTAGTAATCTTTTGTCTTTCATTTCTAGTATATCCACTTGCTTTCTGTGGTTTATACTTAGGAGAAACCTCTTTCTTTGGTTTTGCTGCTACTTTCTTTGCAGTATCTGACATCTCTTTTTTAGATGGTGCCTTTGCACTTCCACCACCTTTCTCTCTTGCTTTTCTCTCTAAATATGCCTTTTTCTGCAATTCTCTTGCACTCATCTTAGCAGATCCTTTGGTGCCTGCTGTACCTGCTTTCAATTCTGGTCCTTGAGATCCACGTTGTTGACCTATATCTGATCTCTTTTTATATGGTTTAATCACCTCAGTTTTGCCACCACCAACTGCTTTAGTACGGCGCATTTCTGCTGGAGACTTCTTACGATCACGACCAATCTTAGTGCCACCAGCACCACCAATGATCTGAGATCGATCTCTCATGCTATCATCCATTCTTTCTTGGATTATTGCAGCAAACTCTTGATAGGTTTTCATACAAAAAAATAAGGGGATCTCTCCCCTTATTTATCAATCTTCCTCTTCTTCAGTAGTCGATTTGATGTTAATCTTAGGTCCTACCCATACCCGACGTTCTTTATACAATTCAGACACTCTTTCTCGACGTGCTTGAATCAACATATCATATTGCTCTTTCTGATCTTTAGTGAATCGATAATCCTGATCACGCCATGTCTTACGAAGATCTTGAAGGTGAAGGAGAATGTTAGAAGTCATTTTGTTTAATTAAAAAGGTGAATCAGACAGTGTAATCTTCTTGTGAAAATTCATCACACAAGATGACATTGTGTTTATCATCTACAATTTCTTCGATGTCATCAGCAAAGTCATAAACTTCACCGATGCACTCTTCATACTCAGACCAGAATTCTTCAGGAGACATAAATCAGTTGGTTGCTTACACTACTTGGACATTTTGGAGGTTTCAGTTAATAACACTCCGACTTTTGACGTGTTCTAACTCATGCCATGCATGACGATAGCATAGAATTAGGCAATGGACTTTCTTGTGCATTTTGACAAGATCATCCGGTTTATCCTTCACGGAGATCTCAATCGTGATATATTCATCATCAACAAAATACACCCACCCCTCTACATTATTCCACTTAACGTAGTCATCGATGCGAGGAGTATAAGTCACAGGAATGCTCTCTGCAGAGGATTGAGATTTAACTGCATACTAGAATATGGAGTTGTGTCTTCAATTTCTACCTGATCACCTTGCTTGGACGCATTAACAGGCGCGTAATAGCACTTCTTTTTTGTATTGTAGAAACCTCATATCGATCGTACTGGATCACTTGTATAAGAAAAAACTGCATGATTACGAATCCAAATAGAAGTGACATTTCTTTTGAAAGACTTGAATTCATAAGAGTAACCTTCAGGGGGTTGGTGGTAGAAACTAGGCGGACAAAGGTCGGTCATCGGAGCACATTGAGTCATAATCAGGATACATTGTAGATACAATATAGCACGCAAGATCTCGATTTGGTGCTATCACATCAACACATACATCTAAAAATTCTTCTCCTCCGTGGTCATCTTTCATGGGAAGTTGAATCTCAACTCGATAAATGTTTCCATTCTTGAGATGAGCACCCCACCCAACAATCATATCAGGTGAAGGTTTTAAGGGGTTGGTCATGTGGTGAATTCCTCGATAACTGCGGATTCGACATCTTCGGCAAGTTTGAATGTTACTGCTTTCATAATGTTTTCTCGCAGAGTACCATAGTTGGTCTCATAAAATCCATCATCAGACGCTGCAATCAAATCGAAACATTCTTCATCATTTTCTGCAACAACATTCCAAATCCCACCATATTCTGAGGTTGGAAA